GATTTCTTCAAGCATATCGTACTCCGTTATTTAGTGAGGCCGTAAAAGTATAGGTCTGCTGGATTACAGTTTGTGCTGAACTCATAGTCAGTGAACATATTATCTAGGTTGAAGAGTTCTCTGAAGTTATGCTCTATTAAGTTTCTATAGTAATCGTTTGTGAATGGTGCGTCGGCTGGACTGGTTGCTGTCGTTCCATGTTCTGGTCTGCCTTCTGTAGCACAAGTCATTATCACCAGTCCATCTGTCATTCGTACCATGTTCTCGAATGTCTCTGCCCAATACTTGTTGTGTTCAAAGCATTCGCAGCTAATAGATGTTCTGAAGTGCTTGTCAGGGAATGTGAGCAGATGTCCTGATTCAACTAGGTCTACATTCTTGCCATCCCCGAGGTCTACGCCCAGATAGTCGCATCCACTGAAGAATCGTCTTATGCTGCCATTGATGTCTAGTGATCCGATCTCCAGAACCTTGCAGTTGTTGAAGTAACTCGGGTACATCGACTGAACACGATGCACAAAGTTAATCTGGCTCTCGTGGCTCATTTCTTTTTGTTTCGTGCGCTGATTGCTGATGCCTTCTTCTTTGCGTCATCCTTGCTTGATGCGCCCCATGCTTGGAGAGATAGCAGCAGGCGAGTAGGACTACCATCCGGCTTACGCTCTGGCCCTGGCATATTTCCCATGCGAGCCAAGAAACTAGCGCGGCGAGGATTGTCCCCAGTCTTCACCGGAGGCTTTAGGTTAGAACCAGGGTTGGCAGTCTCATAAGACTTGCGGCCCTTCTCATTCAGCCCACCAGTCTTTGCCTTGCCTTCAGCCCTAGTCCATGCTGGAGTCTTCTTCATCTTCATATTCCATCTTGGCAAACTTCAGCATAGCCTTCTGTTTGCTGGTCATAGAATCAGTGATCGGGCCACCAACCAACCACGCAGAGCAAGTACGATCAGCAGCACACTTGAACTCGAACAGTTCGCAGTAACCTAGGTCTGCACTATCTACCACTTCGGAAGCATACGTCTCATCGTCCGATTCTTCCTGCTGGATGCCACCGACGATGCACTCCATCATTTCGGGCGTTTGGATGAATGCAGAGCAGTTCCCGCAACGCATAGTCTTGGCATTGTCTTCAGAAGTATTCCACTCCTTGCCACGCGCACTCCAGAAGTCAGCATTCTCAAGTTCTGGATTAGCAGGGCCATATCCATACTCAGCAAATGCTTTGTCTCGATTCTTGAGATTTACACTGATATCGTGAGTAGCAATAGGACAATTTTTCATAGTTTTTCTACCTGCACCCAGTGGCAACGATAGTCGCCTTCTTTTTGAGTCTGATACCACATTTGTAGACTCTGGCAATCCTCTAGCGTTTCAACAGTCTCTAGTAAAACTAGATGTCCATTTGTCAGCAGGAAGAGGTTGAACCAGATAATCACTTTTTCTTGGCAGTCTTAGCTGAAGCCTTGAAAGCAGCAGCAGTAGGTGCGCCCTTGGTTCCAGGCTTACGCATCTTCTCGCCTGATCCTTCAGCGATACGCTTGCGTTTAGCGTTAATTGCAGCATACAAACCTTGAGGCTTCTTCATTTCCATCCTCCAACGGCCAAATTAAGTTTTGAGTCTCCAAGAAACTTGGCAACGTCAGAGCAAAGCGAATAGAAGTCATCAAACTCAAAATCAGACTTCATTCTATTAATTGCCTGACAGACAAGAATCGTGTTTTCTTTTGTGTACCCAATTGAACTATCAATGCGTTCAATTGATACTGTGTTCAGATGACCGGCATCAAGAGTCATCTCTCTGCCTGTGTACGCACAGAAACCGTCTTGTTCTTTCCAGAATGAAACAATATCAGAAATTTCTAACGCAAACTCTTGATTTCTTTTTATCGCCGCCTTTTGGGCGTTACGCAAAAAAATCTTTGATCGACCTTCAATCGTCGAATTTTGCTTGATTTTGGATTTTATATTTCCTTCGGTGCAACAAGTTTTGCACCAACTATGGTATCCGTCTTGAGTTTGCTTGTGCTTAAAGAAAAAGTCATACGACTTTTCTTCTTTGCACTTAAAGCAAACTTTCATTTCTTCTTGGCCCTCTTTGCTTCGCTCATTGCAATAGCTACGGCTTGTTTGCGAGACTTCACAACAGGGCCACCCTTACCGGAGTGCAGAGTACCTTCCTTGTATTCGCCCATCACCTTACCCATCTTCTTTTGAGCAGCAGTCTTCTTCATATCGGTCTCCTGTTAAAACCAGTTCTATATTAATACCTGCGTATTTAACAGACAATAGAAAACCCTTAAAAACAAAACCTAGTATTACCTTCGATTATTAAGTTTAGGTAATATCTCTGTTTGGTGGACACACCTAGACTATCCTAGATGTGCCTTCAGAGTAATCTCCGCTCGGAGCCACCCACCCGTCAGCCTTCTCGTCCTAGTGGTGCTAACTTCGACGCCACTTGCTGTATCTCAGGACTATCCCACAGTTCAGCTTATCCCCTAGCCCCTACCGTTACCCGACAGGCTAGGCGGTCTGCCCAAAGAAAAACCCCGCTTAGATAGAGGCTCGGCCTTGGCGAGGCAGTCTCCAACACCCGAGTACGTGTCTTTGACCACACAAGCCCCTATCTGAACGGGGTTACTCGGTTGCCTGACTGCCAGATCAGACAACTATAAGGTAATGCTTATGCTCCATGCGTGTCAAGTATAAGAAAGTCTGATAGCACACAGACAAAAAGTATGGGACTATTACTCATCGACGCAGCACACGCAGCGTCCCAAACGAGACAGGAGAACCAAATGCTTCAGACCAACATCCGTAACTTCTACCCGACCCTTACTGCTGCCGCAAAGGTTGCAGAGGCTAACATGATTTCTGATCCTGATTGGTCTTATGTCTGCGAGTCTCATGACGATGGCGCTACTTGGTCTGTAGCAATTTATGATGAGGACAGCATAAAAGTTGGCTACATCGGCTAATCAACAGGGGCTTCGGCCCCTTTTTTATTTGCCCTGCGAACGTACTCATCCATCTCCGCTTGCAGGATGTCCAGACCAATCTGGATACCCTCGCGGAATTGCTGAGTGGTAATCTCTAGCCCATAGTCTGCCGCTACTGGTAGCTGCTTTGGTTGCTTGATCCAGCAGTCAAGAATTGCCTCGCAGATAACGTGCATAGTGCGCTTAGGATGCGTTTTCCGAGCCATGTAGACCGTCTGTAGATTCGCCATCAGTTCTTTGCGTCTGTGCGCCTCAGAACGCACCCAATAGGCTAGACAGCCCATACCTCGACGACGTGTGTCACTCAACACCACAAACTTCCCTCGCTACAGTTGCCCAAGACTCAAGACTACATTCGACAGTGTAGTCAAAGTCGTGCCACCAGTCTGCATCCTGCGTGTGTAGATGTACACACAATGGATATACAGCCCGCCATTCTCCGCGTTGACGTTTGTAGACCAGCAATGGGATTAGCCCCTTCGACTGGCGACAAGTCTGCGACCACCAATCCTTGATGTCTCCGAGCGTAGCCTTGGAATGATCCTTGACCTCTACTGCCCAACCAGGCACACCAATCAAGTCTGTGTCCCCGTGGTCGTTCCTGACGCGTCTGTGAGCGTTCCAACCAGTTAGTTCAAAGATGATATTGGCGACGGCACGTTCACCACGCTTGCCCTTGTCTCGACTGAACTTACTCACTTTCCATCTCCAGCAGCAAATCGATGTAGTGCTTGGCTTTCAACAAATCTTGCTTGCCACCCTTTTCCCGCCATCGCACCAGATACTTGATGGCATTGCCCTCGCAGAATCCAATCCCATTCTTGTGGATGAACTCGATAGGCTCGATTGAGAAGTTCTTGTAATGCGTGCCGCCGATCTGTGTGTCTAGCGCAGACATTCTTTTACCTTTTCCAAGAGTTCAAGTTCTTCAATCCCGTAATACTTTTCAAAAGCCTTGCGACCCATACCGTGCAAGCCAGAGTTACCTCGATGGTGCTCTGGACATAGTGGGATCACATCCATATTGCTTGCTCTGCGTCCAGCACCAGTACCAGTGCGCGGATGATGCAGTTCTGCCGGAGTCTCACCAAGGTTCAAATGCTTACAGAGGATGCAACCAATCTCTGCCACCTTACCCATGTACTGCTTCTCAGCTTTCGTCACTAAATATCACTCCTTTTTCGACAGCCCATGCCTCAACGCACAACATATAGTCTCCGAACTCCGAGACCGATAAGTCTGTGCTGGACATACCTAGATTGATGATCTCTCCGTCAGGCATACGTAGTTCACGGATTCCAATGAATCGACGCTTAAAGTATTCATGCCAAGTGTCAGAGTCGAATCCTAACTGGTCACTTATATCGTGTACGATTGCCCAGTATCTGCGGTTTTGTAGGTTCCTGCGCTTTTCTTTCTCGGTCTGCAATGTCAGCAGCATAGGCTGACCAGTCAAAGCCCGATTCATAGCCGAGAAAGCCTGTTTCAGCCCCTCCGTCGAGTTCACTCGAAACTTTAGTGCCTCGCTCGATTCCGTTCTCACTCGCATACTTAACTTTGCAATCTCCAAAGACAGACTTCACTTGATCCACAAATTCTGCAATCTTCGGCATCACCTGCCGATTTTTTCGCTGTACCTCGGTCTCCATCTGTTGCTCTCCCCGTAGAACTGCCCTTCGGGGTTAAAGAATAGCCCAATGCGACCTTCCCAGTCTCCGTGACGATTCTTGTCGCAGACCAGCAAAGCATCGACACCATCATCATCTTCGCCGTTCTGGATGCGCTGCTCTTTCTTTTTGTTGCGCCATACCGCAAAACATTGGTCTACCTGATCCGTAATAGAACCGGAGCCTTTGCTGTCGTACTTGCCTGGAACTTGCGACTCGTCGGCCAGTTTGCGACTGTGGTGAACAATGTGGATATGAATGTTATGGTCTCTGGCGATAGAACACAGTGCATCAATCATCAGCTTCTGACCGTTGTAATCGTCTTCATTGCGAACAGTCTTCATGAGGCTG